CCTTAGCGGCCAGCCGGTGTTTAAATCGTTCGACAGGTCGGTACACGCGTCTAGTGAAGAGCTGACGCCGATGTACTCCGATGATCCTCTTCTGATCGGCGTAGACGCAGGGCTGACGCCAGCTGCTGTAATCGGGCAGGTTGCCTACGACGGGCGACTTGTCGTGTACGATTCACTGATTTCGGATGGGATGGGGGCGTTACGGTTCGTGCGAGAGCGCCTAAAACCACTGCTTGCGAACAAATTTCCCGGGCGTAACACCCTCGTAATTATTGATCCCGCGGCGTTTCAGCGTGCGCAGACGGACGAGCGCACCGTGGCTGACATTTACAAAGCTGAGGGCTTTTTGATTAAGCCTGCAAAGACAAACTCGGTTGCTGCACGCATAGCCGCGGTGGAGAAATACCTGACACGTGTGGTCGACGGTAAGTATTCGTTCGTCGTAGATTCGAACAGCGCAAACTCTCTCGTTCAAGCCTTGGCGGGAAAATATCGTTACAAAATAAACACTAAGGGCGCACGTGATGAAAAACCAGAAAAATCACACCCCTGGTCAGATGTCGCTGATGCGTTCCAATATATGTGCCTGCACGCTGACGGCGGCGAGACTTTTGGTATGGCGTCTTGGGGTACACAGCGTAAGGAGATTACCCGTGTCTCCGCTGGTGGATGGACCTGATCTGTTGACATGTAAGCACATTAGTGGTAGTGCACGCACGACGTTATATGTGAGAAAATAATATGGCGCTTGGCCCAGCATTAGTTCCCGTTGCACGCGCCTCTGACCTTGAGGCAGAAGCTAACCGTGCTGCTACGGAGAAGCAGAACTCCCCGATGATGGAAGGACTTGCGTCCCATACACGTCATCGCTGGGAAACTATGCGCGATCACTACCGCGAAAATACTGAGCTACGCCTGTCGAAATGCGTGCGCGCCCGTAACATGGAGTACGAGCCAGCCAAGATGGCTGAAATACGCGAGCAGGGCGGCTCAGAAATCTTTATGGGCATTGTCAGCACGAAGTGCCGTACGGCCACCGCATGGCTGCGTGACACGCTCCTAGGCGTCGGTGCGGACAAACCGTGGGGGATAAGTGCTACGCCGCTCCCTGAGGTGCCACCAGACGTCCAGACAGCCATGCAGGGCATCATGCAGCAGAATTTGATGCAGCACTATGCAGAGGGCGGGGAACAGCCCTCAGAGGCCGATTTGAAGCAACTGGCAGGCGGCATGAAAGACACCGCCATGCGTGCCATGAAGTTCGAAGCTGACAAACGCGTCGAGCGCATGGAAAAGAAAATGGAGGACCAGTTCGTAGAGGGCGGGTTCACCAAGGCAATGTTTGAGTTTACCAACGACGTTGCGACATTCCCCTACGCGATCCTCAAAGGCCCGATTCCTCGCAAGCGTAAGACCATGAAGTATATAGACGGCGGTCTGGGTATAGTCGAGGTTGTACGCGACGAGTGGGAGCGCGTAGACCCGTTCAAGTTTTACTGGGCACCTTGGGGTGACGACGTACAGTCCATGCCCGTCATCGAGGTCCACCACCTTACACGCGAAGACGTTGAAGACATGATCGGCATGGAAGGCTACGACGAAGATTCTGTGCGTTCTATTCTGTCAGACTTTGGTGTTGGCGGCTTCGACTGGTTGGACCACGACACCAGTACGATGGAAGATGTTACAGGCGTAGACTACGACGATGTAAGCGGTGATCTTGTAGCGGCAATACAGCTGTGGGACACAATCCCGGGCGATATTCTGCTTGAGTGGGGCTTGAGTGACGAAGAAATTCCAGATCCCCAAAAATCCTACCCCTGCGAAGTCTGGATGGTTAACAATACCGTAATTCGTGCTGTGCTGAACTACGACCCGCTGGGGCGTAAACCGTACTACGTGACGTCGTTTGAGAAAGTCCCTGGGCGGATCGACGGTAACGGCGTTGCTGATCTGTGTATGGACGCTCAGAACATGTGTAACGCGGCTGCGCGTAGCCTTGCCAACAACATGGGCATAAGCTCTGGACCACAAGTCGGCGTTAATATTAGCCGCCTCCCAGCTGGTGAAGACATCACGCAGATGTACCCGTGGAAAATCTGGCAGTTTAAACAATCAGAATATGGTGATTCCAGCCAGCCGATGACCTTTTTTCAGCCAAACTCTAACGCTCAAGAGCTTATGGCGGTGTTTACTAAGTTTATGGAACTTGCAGACGAGGTTTCAGGCATCCCGCGTTACATGACAGGCCAACACGTTCCCGGTGCGGGGCGTACGTCCTCTGGGCTGTCTATGCTGATGTCTAACGCTGGCAAAAGCATCAAACAGGTAATTAGTAATGTAGATCATGACGTAATCAGCCCGATGGTTGAGCGTCAGTACCAAAGGAACCTTAGATATTCAGATGACCCCGATCTTATCGGCGACGTCCAGATTGTTGCACGCGGTGCGATGTCGCTTGTTGTTAAAGAAGCTGAAAGTGTCCGTAAGACTGAGTTCCTCCGTCTTGTTCTGGAAAGCCCGGTTGCACAGCAAATTGTTGGCCTTCCGGGTACGGCTGAACTACTCCGCGACTTGGCGGGTAATCTCAACACCAATGTTGATCGTCTTGTCCCTAGCAGAGAAGACGTTCAGAAGCAGCAGGCCATAGCTGCGCAGCAACAGCAGGAAATGATGGCGATGCAGCAGATGCAGGAAGCCGCACAGCTGCAAGAGGACGGCACACAGATGGGCGGTCGGCAGGACAACACGATGAGTCCGCGGCCAAACGGCCAGTAGTGGACCTCTGGGTCTTACACTTTGTTTTAGTGTTTGCAACCGGCGAGGCAGTTTTGTTTGAAAACACAGAGAAGTTTCCAACTGAGGAAACCTGCAAAATTCAAGGCAAGCTAAAAGGTGACGTTCTGCTAGCAGAAGTTAGGCGCCGGGTTCCCATTCCCGTGACGGGCAAGATGCACTGTATTCTGGCGGGGGCCGATACTTAGGTATTTGCTCTATGTGTTGACACGTTAACAGATATAAAGTATCGAAAGCATATGATAGACCTGAATCTTTGTGACCGGCAGCAAGCACAAGCGCTGCTTCAGATTAAGGAAACGGGGAATGACCAACTGCCCAGCCTGCTTAGGGCTGAAGCGGAAACCGCCAAGGCGAAACTTGTAACAGCGACCGACACGGTATCAATCCACCGGTTGCAGGGTAGAGCAGAGGCATTTGAAGACCTGCTACGGGCGATAGAAGACTCGCCCAAAGTGGTAAAACGCCTTTAGGGGCATACGAAGCATACCAAGTACGGGATCAGCATACCCAAGGGCGCTGTGAAACATAGTTGACGCTTTAAGGAGACAATATGGCACTACCGAAGCAGGTGCAGGCACAGCTTGCAGAAGTCGAAGAGTACGAAAAAGCGCTAGAAGCCCAGCAAAACCCAGACGCGGTGGAGATGGATACGGAAGCGGAAGTAGGCACTGAGGCGGAAGAAGCACCCTCGCTTGAAAACGTAGAGCCAGCTGACACGTCACCGACGGACGTAGAGGAAGAGACTTTTAAGCAGAAGTACGCAACCCTGTTGGGCAAGTACGACGCTGAAGTTCCCCGGTTGCACCAGCAGGTGCGAGAACTAAACGGAGAACTTGGGCAAATCCGCAAGGATATAGCTGCTAAACCGGTCGAACCGACAAAGTCGAAGGAGAAAGTCAGTTTTGTAACCGATGAAGATCGAGCCGAGTATGGCGAAGAACTTCTGGACGTTCAGCGACGAGTTGCAAAAGAGGTCTCGCAAGATTACGAAGACCGGCTTGAGCGACAAGACGCGGTTATTGCGCAGTTGCAGGAAAAACTTGCAAGTACGGGTAGCCAAGTTGGCGAAATGGACTTTTCTCAGCGGTTGCAGCAAGCAGTCCCTGATTGGTCGCAAATCGACAACGATGAACGCTGGGTAGCGTGGCTAAACGAGCATGACCCCATGCTTAGAGGCCAACGCAGAGTTCTAGCGCAGGCAGCATTTGACAACGGTGATGTAGAAGCAGTTTCGGACTACGTGAAACTTTGGAAAGCATCACTCGGTGAACCAGATGCAGCTAAGCAAAATCGCAAGACCGAGCTTGAGAAACAGGTTGCGCCAAATCGTTCTGCAAACTCGACCCGTACGCAGAGTGCCGCGCAAAACTCCAAGATTTATTCTGTACGTGAAGTAGAAAACGCTTGGACTAAAGTTCGCACCTTGAATACCAGAGGGCAGTACGCAGAGGCGGAAAAACTTGAAGCAGAGTTAACCGTTGCGTATATGGAAGGCCGCGTTAGACAGTGATCTAATGTGTTTACATGTAAGCAGCTGTTAAGTCTTAAAACAACTTAATAGGAGGCCACAATGGCTGCTGTATTCCCCGTCGTAAGCTCAGGCGCGTTCGACACAACTCCGTCCTACTCAGGCGGTTTTATCCCACAACTATGGTCTAACAAGCTGAACGCTAAGTTCTATGCGAACACCATGATGACTGAAATTTCCAACACCAGTTGGGAAGGCGAGATCAAAAACCAAGGCGATACTATTCGTATCCGCCAAGCACCGTCGATCACCATCAACGACTACGCAGGCGCAGGTACTACCCTGACATCTGAAGTACCCGTACCGATCTTCCAAGACATGCAGATCGACCAAGGTAAGTATTTCAGCGTACAGGTCAACGACGTACTTGCTCACCAAGCGGACATGGACTTGATGAACATGTTCACTGACGACGCTGCCAAACAGCTGAAGATCAGTATCGAAAACGATACGTTCTTTAACTGGTACGTCACTAGCGGTGCCCACGCGTCTAACAAAGGCGCTACAGCCGGTGCGATTTCAGGTGCGTATAACCTTGGTACAGACACTGCTCCTATCGACCAAGCGACACCTGCAAACGTGTTGAACGCGATCCTGCAAATGTCGTCTGCTCTCGACGAGCAAAACGTACCTGAGGATGGCCGTTGGTTGGTTATCTCCCCACGTGACCGTCAGCTGCTGATGCAGACCGACATCGCCCAAGCGTATTTTACTGGCGATCAGTCAAGCACCATCCGTACCGGCAAAATCGGTATGTTGGATCGCTTCACTGTTTATGTGAGCAACCTGTTGCCCAAAGGCCAAGCGGCTAAAGCTCTGGTTGCGGGTCTGTCTGCCACTTCCTCGGGTGCCTCAGTGTCTAATGCCAAAGCCCGTCGCATGATGGTTGCTGGTACAAACACTGCTTGCTCGTTTGCTTCGCAGATCAGCAAAACCGAGCCTTTGCGCAACCAGACAGACTTTGGCGACATCGTTCGCGGCCTCGCCGTATATGGACGCAAGGTCGTTAAGCCTGAAGCTCTGTGTACCGCTCTAGTCGGCTCTGCCAGCTAAAACTTAATAGCGTAGGGGGAGGTCCGCTTCCCCCTATTCTTCGGTTTAGGAGCGTGTTGTGGCTACTGTAAAAGTTAGAGAAATTATAGGCAGGGTCGAGCACATATTGCAGGATAGCAATGTTCGCTGGCCGCGCTTAGAACTTCAAAGTTGGATCAATGAATCGTACCTAGCTGCGATTTTACTGCGCCCTGACGCTAGTGCTAAGACAGGCACGTTTACTTGTGCGGCTGGCTCTCGACAGGTTCTGACGGCTCAGTTTAGCACTGGGCTTCAGTTGTTGGACATCACTCGAAATCTAGCATCAGCCTCGACCAAAAAAGTTGTGCGTTTAGTGCAGCGTTCGGTGCTGGATGACCAAAAACCCGAATGGCACACTGAAACCGGTACGGTCAACGTACAGCACTACATGTACGACCCCCGCCAACCAAAAGAGTTTTTTGTCTACCCGCCTGCGACAACCGCTGCACAGCTTGAAGTCGTTTACGTCGACGGCCCAGGGGCGCACGCGCTTAGCGAGTCGGCGCTAGACCCCGCAGGCAGTGACGCCACGGTCATTCTGCTGGACGATATTTACATGACCCCAATTATCGACTGGGTCTTGTACCGAGCTTTCTCCAAAGACGCTGAACACGGCCCCAATGAACAACGGGCAGCGGCGGCGTTTCAAACCTTTAATGCAGCGATGGGGGCTAAGTCACAGACGGACACAGCTGTATCCCCCCAAGCTGTTAGCGCGGTGGTCTGATGGCAGTTTTATGGGATAAGTTCTACCCTTACATCCAGCCCTATCTTCCGGGCTGTCCTGAAGTGGTAATCGAGTCGCACCTTAAAGAAGCCGCCGCAGATTTCTTTGCGCGCAGTGAAATTTGGCGGTTCGACATAGACAACGATTTTACCAGCGCGTCGACAAAAGACTACGAGCTAGACACGCCTACAAATGCGGTGCTGGAAAACATTTACGAGTTGATCCTCGACAATCAGCCTCTCGCTCGGATCAGCGATCGACATGTTAATATTTCGCGGTTCATTACGAACGGCAAACCGAGCTACTACACAATCTACCAAGACACCGCGGTCCGGTTTTACCCAACGCCTGATCAGAAATACACGTTTTACGGCGTAGGGGTTTTGAAACCAAGCCTGTCGGCTACAGGGGTTGAAGATTGGATTTACGAAACACACGGGCGGTGCATTAGCTATGGTGCGATTTCACGTCTCGCCGAAGTTCCGGGCAAGGAATGGCACAATCCAGAGCTTGCTAGCTACTACCGAAGTAAATTTGACATGGAAGCTGATACGGCAAAATCGCGCGACTACCGCCGCGTAAATCTGCGCGTGAACAGCCAAAACTTTGACGGCGTTCGGAGGTACTAATGGCTGACACATACAAATACGTGCAGGGCGACACCGGACCGCAGATAAAGGTTACAATTACCGAAGCTGACGGAACCGCTGTCAATCTAACAGGGGGCAGTGTCACCTTGCATTTTCGCGCCGCAGGAACAACTACGTTGTTGTTTTCTAGGCCGTTGCTTGTACTAGGCGACAACGCAACTAACGGGGTAGCAATCTTACAGTGGGCGGCAGGCGACCTTGATATTGACGCGGGAAACTACGAAGGCGAAATAGAGACAGTCACTTCGACAGGCCAGCGTGAAACGCAATACTCTATCTTAAAATTTAAGATTAGGGAGGACTTTGCGTGAGTGAAAATGAGCCCCTAAACAAGAAGTTTACAACCTCTGCCCAAAACTTAACTTTTCAAAACGACGCGGCGAACCTAAACTTTTCGGGCGTACCCCAAAACCTGTCGTTTTCTCTTGCGGTGGGCACTTTTGCTCAGTTTGTTGTTAACGCCGACACGGGCTTTTTGTCAGACAGCGAGTTTCGTACGTTTTTCAAGACGCTGGCGGATAATTTTGCTGCTACAGAAC